TCGGCGGCAGACGCCTACGGTGTGGCGCTCGCGGGCATGGAGCCCGGCACGCTGCAGATCCTGGAGCCGGGTGAAGACATCAAGTTCTCAGCGCCTGCCGATGTTGGCAGCTCCTACGCCGAATTCATGCGCCAGCAGTTCCGCGCGGTGGCCGCTGCCATGGGCATCACTTACGAGATGCTCACGGGTGACCTGACGCAGGTGAACTATTCGTCTATCCGGGCGGGTCTGCTGGAGTTCCGCCGCCGCTGCGAAGCATTGCAGCACGGTGTGATCGTGCACCAGTTGTGCCGGCCGATTTGGCGAGCCTGGATGGACCAGGCGGTGTTGGAAGGTGCACTGGATCTTCCCGGTTACCGCAAAGACCGCCGCGCCTACCAAGCCGCCAAGTGGATTCCACAGGGTTGGAGCTGGGTCGATCCGCAGAAGGAATTCAACGCCATGAAGTTGGCCATCCGGGCGGGCCTCATGAGCCGGTCGGAAGCCATCTCGGGCAATGGCTACGACGCCGAGGACGTGGACCGCGAGATCGCAGCGGACAACGCCCGGGCCGATGCGCTAGGTCTGGTTTTTGACTCCGATGCCCGGCATGACCAGGTACTCGCTGCACCGCCCACCGAAGCCCCAGACGCGCAGCCCACGGATCCGCAGACCAGTGACCCGGAGGCAGCGCCACCCAACAACCAGGACCCCCAACCATGACTTACCTTGCCTCCCGCCTGTTCGGGACGCCCCTTCTGATTCACCGACCCAAACTGGACGTGATCCTGTCCGTGGTCGGCCAGCGCATCGGCATGGCCGATGTTCCTGCCATGCCTTCCATGGACATGGCCGTCTACCAACGGCCTCCCGCAACCGCAGCCCCCGAGGGCATTGCCGTGATCCCGATCCACGGCTCGCTGGTTAAACGTTCGCTCAGCATGGAAGCCGCTTCGGGCCTGACCTCCTACGGCGAGATCGCTGAGATGTTGGATGCCGCCCTGGCCGACCCGCAGGTCAGCGGCATCTTGCTCGACATCGACTCACCCGGTGGTGAAGCCTCGGGCAGTTTCGAGTTGGCCCGCCGCGTGCGCGAGGTGGCTGCGGTCAAACCCGTCTGGGCGGTGGCAAACGACGCCGCGTATTCAGCGGCCTACGCCATTGCTGCCAGCGCCCAGCGCCTGTTCGTGACAGAGACGGGCGGTGTCGGCTCCATCGGTGTCATTGCCTTGCACGTCGACCAGTCGGTCAAGGATGCCAAGGATGGCTATCGATTCACCGCCATCACGGCGGGCGCCCACAAGAACGACTACTCGCCACACGAGCCCTTATCGGATACCGCCAAGACCGAACTGCAAGGCGAAGTGGATCGGCTGTATTCCATCTTCACCGAGCACGTGGCAGGCATGCGCGGCCTGAATCTGGACGCTGTGCGTGCCACCGAGGCAGGACTCTTCTTTGGCAGCAATGCCGTCAACCAAGGTTTGGCCGATGGCGTCCAGACGCTGGACGCCACCCTTGCCGAATTCCATCGATTCATCAACGCCCGTAACCATTCGCCGTCTCAGGTGCGGGGCGTCATCCGTGCTGAGGCGGCGTTTCCCCACAAGGAGCTATCCATGTCTGAACTGCAAGACACCCCCGACAAAAGCCTCTCTGAAACCATCGGCGTTGATGAGGCTGCCGTGCTGGTCGCTGAAGCCCGCCGCGAGGTGACCCAGTCTGCCCAGGCCATCGCCGAGGTCTGCCTATTGGCTGGATGCCCCGACCGCGCGGCCGAGTTCATCGCGGCTGGCAAGACCGAGGCCGATGTACGGCGCGTAGTGATCGACGCCCGTGCGGCACGTTCCGAACCCAATCACATCCGCTCGACCATCACCGTGGATACCGGCACCCAAAACCTCGATCGCCCGGAAGCCTCACCCATCGTGGCCGCTGTCAAAAAACTCACCGCAAAGGAATAAACCATGACCCCCATCACCGAACAAAACAACCTCGGCGACCTCTTGAAGTACGAAGCCCCCAACCGCTACTCGCGCGATGTTGCCACCATCGCCGCTGGCCAGAACCTGCCCTTGGGCACGGTGCTCGGACGCAATGCCAGCGATGGCAAGCACTATGCGATCGACCCCGCTGCCACCGACGGTACCGAGTCCGCCATCGGCGTGCTCGCCAACGCGATCGATGCCACCAATGCCGACCGCAGCGACGCCATCCTGATCGCCCGTCACGCGATCGTGGCCAAGACTGCGCTGGTCTGGCCGATCGCGCTCACCGGGGCCCAGCGCATTTCCTATGAGCAGCAGTTGGCCGAGCGTGGCGTGCTGGTGCGTGAATTCGCCTGACCTACGTCCTAAACCCGCCCGTCTTTCATCCCCGAACCCGCCTGGCCGCTTGGCTTGCGCGGGTTTCGTCATTCTTGGAGCCCCGAATGAACAACCCGTTTCTGAGCCCTGGTTTCTCGATGGCCAGCCTGACCGCCGCCATCAACCTCATCCCCAACCGCTACGGCCGACTGGAAGCCCTGAACCTGTTTCCGGCCAAACCCGTGCGTACCCGCCAGATCATCGTCGAGGAGTACGCCGGTCGCCTGAACCTGCTGCCCACCAAGCCCCCTGGCTCGCCCGGCACCGTGGGTGAGCGTGGCAAGCGCAAGCTGCGCTCCTTCGTCATTCCCCACATCCCGCATGACGATGTGGTGCTGCCCGAGGAGGTCCAGGGCATCCGTGCCTTTGGGTCGGAGACTGAGATGGAAGCCATCTCCGGTGTGTTGGCCCGGCACCTGGAGACCATGCGCAACAAGCACGCCATCACGCTGGAGCACCTGCGCATGGGCGCGCTCAAGGGAAAAATCCTAGATGCCGATGGTTCCGAGCTGGTTGATCTCTTCGATGCCTTTGATCTCGATCAGACAGTAGTCCCCTTCAAGTTCTCGGTGGCGGCTGACGAAGCCCATCTAAAAAACGCCTGCTACGACCTGCTTTCCAAAATGGAAGACGCCTTGCAAGGCGAAATGATGACCGGCGTTCATGTTCTGTGCTCCCCAAGCTTCTTCCGAGCGTTGACCACCCACAAGGAAACCAAAACCGCCTACACCAACTGGTTGCAAGGTTCGATGTTGATCAGCGACGTGCGAGCGGGATTCAACTACACCGGTGTGACATTTGAGGAGTATCGCGGCAAGGCCAGCTACCTCAATGCCAACGGCACCATGGCCACGCGTGACTTCATTGCCGACGGCGAAGCCCATGCCTTCCCGCTGGGCACGGTCGATACCTTTGGCACCTACTTTGCCCCGGCGGACTTCAACGAGACGGTCAACACGCTGGGCCAGTCGCTGTACGCCAAGCAGGCGCCACGCCAGTTCGACCGTGGCACTGACCTGCACACGCAGAGCAACCCGCTGCCCATGTGCCACCGCCCGGGTGTGCTGGTGAAACTCACCTCGGTTTAAGCAGGGCATGCAGCACGCCTTTGAGCGGGCGGTCTCGCGCTTGTTCGCTCGGCTGGCGGTGCCCGGCACCTACCGGCTGGCCGATGGTCGCGAGATCGCCACGCGGTTCATCGCCAAACAGGCCGATGTCGTCGAGTCCTTCGGGGACACCCGGTTGGCGCTGGCCACCCATCGCTTCGATGTGATGGCCCGCGACGTAGCCTCGCCCCGCGACGGCGAGCGCTTCACGGTTGCTGGCCAGACCTACCAGGTGGTGGGTGAGCCCTTGGCGGATCGGGACCGGCTGATCTGGACGCTGACTGGAGCGCCGGTATGAAGCTCATGGCGGCACTCACCGGCAATCTGGACCAGATCCTAGCTGACGAAGTGCGCATTGCCGAGCAGGCGGTGACGCACTCCATCCGCGAAGCGACCGATGGTCTCAAGACCGAGCTGCGCAGCCAGATCACTGGTGCTGGCCTGGGTCAGCGCCTGGCCAACACCTGGCGCGGCGAGGTCTACCCCAAGGGACAGATGAGCATCAAGGCCGCCGGCCTGGTCTATAGCCGGGCGCCGGTGGTGGTGGGGGCGCATGACCAGGGCGCCACCATCCGTTCCAAGGATGGGTTCTGGCTGGCGATTCCGTTACCGGCTGCCGGCAAAGGCCCTCGCGGCAAGCGCATGACGCCGGGTCTGTGGGAGCGAATGCGCGGCCAGCGCCTGCGCTTCGTCTACCGCCGGGGCCAACCCTCGCTGCTCGTCGCAGAAAACCAGCGTGCCCGCCAGGGCCAGCGCGGTGGCTTCTCCGCCGCCTCACAAAAGGCTCAGGCCACAGGCCGAGGGCTCGTGACAGTCCCGATATTCCTGCTCGTACCCCAAGTGACCTTGAAGAAGAAATTCGACATAGACAGCAGCTCGCGCCGCTGGATCAGCACCCTGGCCAACCGCATCGCCAACCGTTTCGATGAAGCCGACCGCAAAGGGGCACCGTCATGAGCCAACGTGAAAACGCCATCGCCGCACTGTTCGCCGTACTTGGCCAGTTGTCCCTCGGGGCTACGGTCAAACGCAACGCCGCGTTACCTGAGCGCGTGTCAGATCAAGCCATGGCCATCCTGCGCGACGGCGAGATGGGCGAGCCCGAAGTGTCGCTCTCGCCGCTGACCTACCACTGGCAGCACCAGGTGGCCATCGAATTGTTTGTCGCCGACTCAGATGCCAGCGCACGTGATGCCCGCATGGACGGCTTGCTGGTTGAGCTGGCAACTCTGATCGAAGCCGACCGGACGTTTGGTGGCGTCATCGAGTACGCCGAAATCAGCCCTCCCAAATTCGATGAACTGGGTCCTGATGGCACCAGTGGCATCAAGGCCTGCCTGCTGCCCGTGGTCCTGCACTACAGCAGTGCGGGACCCCTGAACTGAATCCCAACTCCGAAGGAGAAAACCTATGGCCCGTGCCTATGGCGCGAACGCCAGCCTCTTGGCCGCGTTCGAAACCACCTATGGCAGCAACCCAGTGGGCGACTACTGGAAGCTGCCTTTTGTATCGACAACACTCGGCTCCGAACAGGGGCTGATTGCCAACGACCTGATCGGCCTGGGTCGTGAGCCTAATGCGCCGATTCGAGATGTGATCAAGGTCGAAGGCGACATGGTCGTGCCTGTGGATGTGCGCAACATCGGCATGTGGCTCAAAGCCCTTCTGGGCAGTGCCACCACCACAGGCACCGGTACGCTGACCCACACCTTCATTTCTGGCAAGTCCAGTCTGCCCAGCCTCAGTCTGGAGACGGGTCTGCCCGATATTCCGGCATGGTTTGTGGCCTCTGGCGTCATGGTCAACAGCCTGCAGGTGGGTTTTGCCCGCTCGGGTGCGGCCAATGCCACAGTCGGCCTGATCGCCCAAGGTGAGGTCAAGCAGGCTGCCACCATCGACTCCACCCCGACGACGCGCGACATCCTGCGGTTCAACCAGTTCCAGGGATCCATCAAGAAGGGCGGCACGGCGCTCGGCAACGTGGTTTCGGCTCAACTGACCTACTCGAACAACCTTGAGCGCATTGAGACCATCCGATCGGACGGAAAGATTGATGGCGCCGACCCAACCGTGGCCAGCCTCACTGGCAACTTGGAGGTGCGGTTTGCCGATACCCAGCTCATCGATGCGGCGACCAACAACACGCCGCTGGAATTGACCTTCGCTTACACGATCGATGCGACCAAGCGCCTGACCTTCATTGCGCATGAGGTCTACCTGCCCAAGCCCAAGGTTTCCATCTCTGGGCCGGGCGGCATCCAGGCCACCTTTGAATGGCAAGCCGCCAAGAACGTCGCAGCCAACAAGATGCTTACCGTCGAGTTGCTCAACGACGTGACCACTTATTGATTCACTCTCAGGACACTCTCATGATCAAACTCAACATTGCACGTGAACCGCACTGGATCACGCTGGCCGCAGGCGTGCGCCTGCAGGTCCGCCCTGCCACGACTGCCCTGGTGATGGCAGCGCGCCATGCCGCCTCCAAAGTGGCCGGTACCGATACCGCCGCTGCGGGCGAACGCACCGCCACCCTCATCACCGAACTGGCCAAGCTGGCCGTGCTCGCTTGGGAGGGCGTGGCCGATGACAAGGGTAAACCGGCTGCCGTCACGCCCGAGGGTGTGGCGGCCCTGATGGAGCACTGGCTGTTGGCCGATGCCTTCGAGCGCGAGTACCTGGCTGGCCTCTACGCCCTGGATTCCGAAAAAAACGTCTGAAGGCCCGCACCGCATGGCACTTCGGTGGCGGGCCTGCTTACTGCAACGCCTGCCCCAATGCGTGCCCCGAGTGTCCCTACACCATGAACGCGCCACTGAGCCTGGAAGGCTGGCAAGCCGCCAGTGCCGTTGAGCTGTGTGCCAGCCAGTTGCGCATGGCGCAGGGCCGCGTGGTCGGGTTGGATCTCAACGCCTGGATGCTGACTTGCGAGTGCGCTGGATTGGACAAGGCCACGGCGATTGATCTGTTTCCAGCAGCAGAGGCGGGCCTCATGAGCGCATTTCATCAAGACGAATAAAGCGAAGACGGATTCCCCATGGCTGAACGCAATCTCTCCATCCGCCTGTCCGTCATCGACGGCGGAAAGGTCAAGGCCGAGCTGTCCGAGATCGGCGAGAAGGGGGAGCGCTCGCTCAAAAAAATCGAGGCGGCAGCCACGCCAGCGTCCGGCGGTTTGAAACTGCTGTCGTCTGCCGCCAACGATGCCAAGTTCCAACTGCAAGCCGCCACCGACCGGCTGGGGATTTTGGGCGCGGTCCTGGGCAAGCTCGGTCCTGCGGGTTGGCTTGCCGGAGCCAGCATCGCCGCGCTGGGTGTGGGCATCACCGCCCTGGTCATGCCGGTGGCCCGTGTGGGCGATGAGTTCTTCAAGCTCTCGCAAAAGACAGGGGTCTCGGTCGAGGCCCTGACTGCGCTCGATTACGTTGCCAAGCTCTCGGATGTCAGCACCGAAGGCATGACCAAGGCCCTGCAAAAGCTGTCGGTGGCCATGTTCGACACCCAGATCAATGGTGTAGAAGGCAGTGCTGCTCTGCGGGCGCTGGGGGTGTCGGCCACCGATGTGAGTGGCCAAATCCGACCCACTGAGCAGGTTCTGCTGGATTTGGCTGACAAATTCTCAGCCATGCCCGATGGCGCGGACAAGGCAGCCTTGGCCGTCAAACTGTTCGGAAAAGAAGGCCTGTCCATCATCCCGTTTCTGAACCAGGGGCGCGCAGGCATCACGGCTTTGATGGAAGAAGCCCAGCGGCTAGGCCTGGTCATGTCCGAAGACGTGGCGCGCGCGTCCGAGGTCTTCAATGACAATCTCACGCGCCTGTCGGCCATCTTCGAGGGCGTGCAGCGCCAGATCGGTACGGCGGTCATCCCGGTGTTGGCCGACTTCACTGAGCAGGTGATCCTGGCCCAAGGCGAGACCGGCAGTTTCAGCAATGAGTTGCAGCGCATCACCGCCAACCGGGAGGCCACGCTCGCCTTCCTGGAATCGGTCGCCTCGGGTCTGGCCTTCATTGCCGAATCGGCGGTGCTGGCCAAGCGGGTCATCGCCCAGCCCTTTGACAGCCTGTCGGTGGTGGGCAAAGACATTGAGACCTGGTTCAAGACGGACCTGCTGCGGTCGATGAAATCCATGGGCTACGACCCCAAGGTCATCGATGCCGAAATTGCCAAGCTGCAGACTGCTCGTGACGACTACGTGCGCGCAGCCAACGACCGGCTCTTCAACATCAACCAGAACCCTGGCTATGTGGACCGGGTGCAGAAATTCTTCGATGAGCAGCGCCGCACGGTGCGCGTCATGGGCCAAAAGTTCGTGCTGGACACCGAGGCGCAGGCCAAGGAAGTGCAGGCCATCTACGACAAGTTTCTGCCAACCCTGCCGCGCAAACCCCGCCCATCGCTGGATCTCTCCGGCTTCGAAAAACCCAAGCCTGCCGAGAAGATCAACGAAGGCGAAGCCTTCCTCAACCAGCTGCGCTCGCGCCTCACCCGCACCCAAGAGGGTGAAGCCGCTGAACTGCGTGCCAGAGCCCTGCAGATCGAAGCCAAGGGCTACCAGGGTGTGGCTGCCCAAGCCGAGCAGTACATCCAGGTCCTCGAAGCGATTGAGCGCCAGAAGGAAAAAGACAAGGCATTCGATGCGTTTGAAAAGGAAGAGGCCGCCTCGCGCAAGATCACCGAAGGCCTGATCGGCAGCAACCGCCAACGGATTGAAGCCCTGCAACTGCAGCGACAGATGCAGGACATGACCGATGCAGAAAAGGCTGCCCTGCAAGCCCGCACCGATCTAGAAAAAGCGGCTGCCGCTGCCCGCAAGGAAGCCAACCAGATTGAGGATCCAGGCCTTCGGGCGCAGACCATTGAAGCCATCAACGACGCACTGGCTCGGCAGTTGCCCATCGTCGAAGACCTGGTGCGCGCCAATGGCGAGTACCAGCGCAGCTTTGAATACGGTGCCAAGTCGGCACTCAGAACCTACATTGACGATGCGACCAACGCGGCCAAGCGCGCCCAGCAAGTCACGGCCAATGCATTCAAGGGGATGGAGACGGCACTGACCCAGTTCGTCATGACCGGCAAGCTGGACTTCAAATCGCTGGCCGATTCCATCATTTCTGACTTGGTGCGCATCCAAATCCAGCGATCCATCACGCTGCCTTTGGCCAATGCGATGAATGGTGCCATGGCCGGGCTGGATTTGGGCTCGATGTGGGGCAGCCTGTTTCCTTCGGCCCAAGGCAATGTGTTCGAAGGCCCAGCCTTATCGGCCTACCGCAACACGGTGGTCGATCGCCCGACGCTGTTCCCGTTTGCCCAGGGTGCAGGCTTTGCGAGCGTGCCTCGCATCGGCCTCATGGGAGAAAAACCCGGCAGCCCAGGTGAGGCCATCATGCCGCTCACGCGCATGCGCGATGGCGATCTGGGTGTGAAAGTCCATGGCGGTGGCAGCACCGTCATTGTCAATGTCATCGAGGCCGCCGGAAAAGGCGGCCAGCAACAGCAGCGCACCGACAGCAACGGCAGCCAGGTGATCGACGTCTGGGTGGAGCAGATCACAGCCAAGGTCTGGGGCGATGTGGCGCGCGGAGCCGGTCCTGGCCCAGGCGTGCTGGCCAACACCTATGGTCTGAACCGCGTCGCAGGCGCCTACTGATCGGGAGACAAATATGGCCACCTGGCCCACCACCTTGCCTCGGCCCTTGGTCGCGGGCTACGCGATCGCGCCCGTGGATGCCACCGTTCGCACCGACATGGAGGCTGGAACGCCCCGTGTGCGCCGCCGCAGTGCTGCGCGCAATGACCAAGTGAGTGTCACCTGGCGTTTCTCCGATGCCCAAATGGCCGCGTTTCGTGCTTGGTTCCATGGCGACTGCGCCAATGGAGCCAGTTGGTTCACGATCGACCTGAACACCGGGGACGCTGGATTGCGCTCGGTCCAGGCCCGCTTCGTCGGTCCCTGGCAATCTGAAATGCAGTCCGGCCCGCGCTGGCAGGTGAGCGCCAAACTGGAGGTGCGGTGATGCCGGATGACACTTTGAGCCTTGCGATCAAGGAGGCCTACGCCAGCGCGCCATCGAACCTGGTGATTCACCACACCCTGGAGATCTGGCATCCAAACTTCACCACGCCGATCCGGGTGGTGCGCGATCACGTGGATCTCACAGCCAAGCTGGAGTCCAGTGCCCCTCGCAACGCGGGTCAGTACGTCACCTTTGTGGGCTACGCCTTTGATGTGGTGCCGCCCGAGGTCACGCACACCGCCGTGCCGCAATGCGTGATTGAGATCGATAACGTCAGCCGTGACATCCTGGCCAAGGTGGAGGCGTCCATGAACGGACAGTCTGGTAGCAGCGAGTTGATCACCGTGACCTACCGGGCATTCCTGTCCTCAGATCTCACAGCACCGCAGAACAACCCACCGCTCACGCTCACTGTGATGTCGATTTCAGCCACCGTGTTTCGGGTGCGTGCCACCTGTGGATTTCCGAACCTCGCCAACCGGCGCTTCCCCGGCCTGGATTACACGGCCGAAGTATTTCCTGGACTGATTGCGCAATGAACCCTTCAAACCATGGTGACAGCACACCGCACTGGGCCAGCCAGTACATCGGCCAGCCCTGGGTGGCGGGCAGGAGCGACTGCTGGTCGTTTGCACGTCGTGTCTGGCGTGAACGATTCGGCTGGGATGTGGCGGCCATTGATGTGGATGCGACCAGTCGCTTGGCCTCGCTGCGTGCCTTTGACGATCATCCGGAATACGGCCATTGGCACAGCGTGAGCGAACCGCGTGAAGGCGATGCCTGCCTGATGGGCAAATCCGAACGCCCGAGCCACATTGGCATCTACCTGCAGGCCAATGGAGGTGGTGTGCTGCATTCCCTGGAAACCGCTGGGGTGGTCTTCACCCCGGTGGCTGCATTGCCCAGCGTGGGCTTGAGGGTGCTGTCATGGCATCGACGGCGCTGATTTCACCCAGCCAGCCGTTCGCCCACAGCATCACCGTCCGCAACCCTTTTCATCCGCACCAGGACCGCCAGATCACGGCGATCCCGGGGCCGGTGTCTCTGCGTGCGTTGGTGCCTGAGATGGATCAGCCCATCCTGGTGCTGCGCAACGGCGAAGCGCAATTGCGTGCCACATGGGACCAGCCGGTTCGCTGCGGGGACCTGATCGCCATCATCGTGCTGCCGCAAGGCGGTGGCGGTGGTGGGTCAAACCCCCTGCGTATGGTGCTGATGCTGGCGGTAATGGTGTATGCGCCGGTATTGGCTTCTGAACTCATCGGTATCAATGGCGCTGCGGTTCTAGGCTCTGTGGGGGTGACGGCGGTGCAGGCCGGTGCCACCATGCTGGGCATGGCCTTGGTCAATGCGGTGATCCCGCCACCCAAGCCCACCACCGCCCAGCAAGCCGCAAGCCTGGCGGCCCCGTCGCCCACTTACAACCTGCAAGCGCAGGGCAACATGGCTCGGCTGGACCAAGCCATTCCGGTGCAGTACGGACGGGTGTGCGCATATCCAGACTTCGCCGCGCAGCCCTATGTGGAATACGCGGGCAACGAGCAGTACCTGTACCAGCTGTTATGCCTGGGCATGGGTGAGTACGAGATTGAAGCGGTTCGGATTGAAGACACGCCGGTCGCGAACTTTGCCGAGATCGACTACGAGGTGATTCCACCAGGTGGCGCGATCACCAAGTTCCCAACCAATGTGGTCAGTTCGGTAGAAGTCTCTGGCCAGGAGCTGGCTGGCAGCATCGCCGCCACCTACACCCAGTCTGGCAC